TCAGCAGATGCGTTAACTACATAATGCATCTTCTCACTGTTGAATGCCGCCGCATGCGCCATACGATCTGTAAATGCGACCGTTTTCTTCTCAGCTACAACAGCCATTGCAAGCTGTCCTGCGTCAAAAATCCGATCAATAAACGAAGCGAGTAACTGATGCACCGCAGTTTCTTCTGTGTCAACACATGCCACATTAAACCGATATGCTTCCGCTGCTACGAACGCTTCACTGTATTCCGCATTACTTGCCGTAGGATCTGTTCCCGCCGTGAATGCTTCTTCACTCACATCTGCGAGAACTCCTGTTGCACTTTCGATGATCTCAGAAGAAAAGCACTTGGAATTTACAAACGCATCATTCAGCGCTTTTACCTCATCATCGCCGGCCGCGAATTCAATCTTCTCAAACTCTTTTGCACCAGAATAGATAACACACTCTTTCAGAGATGAATCGGATAACTTTTCTCTTACGGTAACTGCAAAATCCTTGGCCCCGGGATACCTCGCGGTAATCTTTAAAGCTTCTGTATCTCCATCCTTATCAAGAGTAACTGTAGCTGCAGTTCCGCCTTTTCCAACGCGGACACAAACGCATTTCGTTGCTCCCGCTCTAATTACTTCACGGATAGCGTTAGTCGAACCCGCAGTGCCGTACAGCTTTTCATACCCTTCCTCCGGTGTAATCTCTACCGCCTCTGCGAGCGGTCCAAAATCAGATTTAAAGAAGATTGCCACTACTCCATCCGAGGCACCTACAATCTGGTTTTCGCCGACCTTCTGGATGTTAAAATATGTTCCAGGGCGAATTTTAGTTTCGCCCACAATAAATGTTCCTGCCATCACTTAACCTCCTTGCTCAAAAATTTGCTAACAAGCTCTTTCGCCTCTTTCACTGTCGCTCGGTCTTTGCCGTAGTATTTCAAAGCCGCAGCGACACATTCCTTACGTGTTCCGAATCGGCTTGCAGCATTAGAAAGCTCTTCTGCACTGTAAACCGGTTCGGAAGTTTTTTTCGATGCCTTTTCTTTCTGCGAAGTATTGGCACCAGATGTCTTTGCTTCTGCCATGATGTTTACTCCTCCTTATTTAAAATTACATTTTTCATGATTGCATGCTCTTTTGCCTTATATTTCAGAATGCCGAACCTTCCCGTTATGTATAATTGCCCCATCTTCAAGTAATCAGCCTGACGATCTAACTGAACCTCAGATATATTCATCGGGGATCTATCCAACAGGATTATTCTTTCATCCGCGGCGATCCTTTGAGCAACAGCCGCAATCATTTTGATGTTTTTTGCTTTATCTGGGCATAAAAGATGGACCGCTATTCTGCAGTCCATCCACGCAACAGTATTCATATTGTTTCCGTTCACTTTGTTCAGTGCGGTCAACCGACAATAAAATATCGGATTTTCGGACGTATCCGTAATCTCTCCCAGTCGATCCACGCCGATGACTACAGCCTTCGGATATAGCTCTTTGATATACTGGTTTAATGCAACAACAGGATCGGGGTCCGTTGTCTCCTGTGGCGAATACTCCATCATATCTATGGATATCTCCTGACCTATCACATTTCCTTCAAGCAGGAAAGGGTCCGTCCTCGCCCATGCAAAACTATACGGTCCGCCATCCTCCGGATAAAGCAGGACATCCCTGAAGCACTCCTTAATAGCCGTCTCAATCTCTAAAATGACCAGAGAGGTGCTTTCTGTGTAAGCGACGATATTCAGAGTTCCTACGCTGGATCTTTCCTCATTTGCCTGCATATCGCACGTAAAATTGATACGTGGGTACTGGCTTTTTCCTCCCCATCCTTCCTGTTTGTCATCCGGGGCTTCCGTGTTGAATATGGCCGGCTTTCCTGCGTAAGCCGCGCATAGCGACTTTAACTTGTCCGAATCCAACAATCTTTTATAAATCAGACTTATCAGGTTCATCTCCTGCTCCTTCCTCCGGATACTTTGTGATTATCTGCATATCATTGCTATATCGGATTTCCCAGTCTCCATTCGCTACTTCGTCTGCATAAATAAAAAAATGGTTCGTGACATTCCCGATCTGCGGCGGATATTGCACTGTAACTTTGTTTTCCACAACAGAAACCACGAATCCTCGCTCTCCATCGCTCCAGCTTTTATGTTTTGCATAGATTAAAGTTCCACGCTGTATTTCTTTTGTATCGAATACGTTAGTCGGATTTCTAATAATCAGCATATAACCCTCCTAAAAATCAGAAAAAATCGAATCAACCTCCGGTTCTACGTCATCCAAAATAGGATCTACAAATGGTCGTGCCGCCATCTTTTTCGTTCCGTCTTCCAGATATCCGGCGTAAGAAGCCTTTGAATCAGCGTATGCCGTAATTGATATGCCGGAGTTTGAATTTCCGCCGTTCATCCGTACCCCGGTTTTCCATGCTCTTCGCAGGAATCCCGTCCTAACACCGGGAGGGTTTCCCGGTAATGATGGGCTCGGATTCGTAAGGACTTCTATCGCACTGTTTCTCATCGCATTTGAAACACGAAACGCCTTAGACATTGTCTTTTGGTTTACTTCCCTTACCGCCTCGCAAACAGCTTTGCGGATTGCTTCTGATACTCCTCCTGGTGTCATCTCAAATCATTCCTTTCCTCTGCATAATAAATTGTGGCCACACCCAGAGATCCGGTATCATCTATCGCAAGAATAAAAAAATACCGGTTTCCCAACGAAAGGACATCCCCCTTTTTTGCGACCGGTTCCGCCCAGCTTACAATAGTGTGAGTAAGGGAGTGTTGATCCTGATCCCACATGTGTTTGGTTTTCTCGCGGTCATCAGTACTCGCTTCAGCCAAAACGCCATTGACAAGAATACCCATATCCTTATATCCAGACACAGGGAGTCCGATGCTTGATATGTCAGACTCTTTTCTTTTTACCAGAAACTCTTTAAAAAGGTTTCCCGGCCGAAGATACATAGGCACATCATCCCCCCTCTCTCTCTGTGGACATCATACCGGTATAGAAATATGGCTTTTTACATTCGTTCCCTTGAGCCGAGATAGCTGCGGCAGAAAGACAGCTCTGGGATACCGATGCTTTGAGCTTCTCATATTCTTCCTGCCATAGCTTTGCCCGATTTCCGAATTGTAAAGACAATGGACCTGTCTGTGTATCGACCTCGTAGGAAAAACGCCTGAAAATAGCTTCTAAACAGGCTAACTTCGCACGTTTCCACGACTTATTCATTTCAAGTATGGCAGTATATTCTTCATCCGTAAGAGCACAAGTTTTCTCTTTCCCCTCCACCATCGTATCCCCAAGCTCGAAACGCATAAGATCTTTCCCACGTTCAGATAATTTCCCAGGATCATAACTGTATGCCCCAGCCATTATTCATCACCTGCGCTTTCCTCCTGCACTTCCCTTTCTTCGGAATTGAGTTCAGAGGCGGCGTCTTCTGTAGCTTCTTTAATGGTCTTTCTGGAATCGCAGGCATTAAGCAGGATCAAGATTTTCTCCTCTGCAATTCCCTTAATTGCCTCTTTCGCTTCCGATGCTGTCATCTGCATTACTTCTACCGCTCTGCAGATCTGCTCTTCGTTCAGATACAGCGTCATGGTGCCATCTTTCTGCTTAATCGGTACGCCAAATTCAACCTGATCATCCTCGGCCGGATTCGTTCTCGAAGCATCGCTTACAGAAACAATAGCGATCGTACCAAGGTTCTCCTGCGCTTTTGGATTGATGACGAATTCAGGAGGAATTTCATCGCCGATGTAAAAGGTCTGCCCGTTAAACGAGCAGGGTTTTTTCGCTATCAGCTTCATAAGATCCCTCCTTAAACAGCGTCAGCAAAGAACATACCCAAATCATCTGCTGTTTTCTTCATGTCGCTCGCCATAAGCCCTTCTACGAATTCTGAATGCGTACCGTTGTCTCCCAGATAGTTCAGCACCGGAAGAAGCTGTCCGTCTCCGAGCATGTCCCACGTGAAGATATATCCGGCGGAAGGCTCGTCAATGGACGGGTTATTGGTAGCGTAGCAAAGCAGGATTGCATTCGGATCTCCGATAAAGCCAATGTTTGACGAAGCCCCCATATCGGCCTTATTCATGATGGACTGCATAACAACAACTCTTTCCATGCTAAAGAGCTGGGAAAGGACATTCAGTGTCACACTTGCAGGGTTTACAGTTGATCCACCATATTTTACCCTTTCGAGGATTCCCGGATGGTTCTTCAGTGTTGTAAACACATTTGCCCCCAGACCAATGCGATTTGGTCTGCGTCCGGTCATTTCCTGCATCTCTGTTGCCTTTTCGTCAAAGAACTTAACCGGATCCGAGTTGTCATTGCTAAACTTGATGAACTGTTTCCCGGATACGCTCGTTGAATCAACACCGGTGTATTCGTTAGACCAAACGCCAGACTTGAAGAAGCTATCAGCAAACTGTACATCCTGATGGATGTTTGCCTGCTCCGCAATCGTTTTGGTCCTCTGTACTCTCGGATCTCTCGTTGCAGGTCCCTGACGGCGCTGAAGATCTGTCTGTCGGATCTGGTCGATACCCATGATCATCTGATCTACCTTGCAGTTATAAGTATCCGTATGCTCAGATACTACCGCCGGAGCGACCTTGCCGTATGCCGGCTTTCTCTGCCAGCTATCTCTAAGGAGATCGTCCTTGTCAAAAATATAGTAATTATCGGATGATAAATCCACCGGGCAAACCGGGAACAGGGATTTTGCGAAATAATTCGCCGGATTCTGATAATAGGCCAGTGCCATGTTGGTCAGTGCTGTGTGCGGTCTAAATGCCCCTTTTGCAATTTCTGCCGCAATGCCTTTTGCTGTGTTTCTCATGTTCTATTCCTCCTCTTTCTATTAGCCTTCTCCGCCTGCAGTTGCGGCAGCTTTGTGGTATTTAGCGATCTGGATGCGGCAGTATTCGTTCGCCTCAACGCTTGACAGAGCAATGCCTAAAACATATTCTCCGTCTTTCGCGACTGCTGCAAGCCCATTTGCCCCAGCCGTAATTTCCTGCCCTTTAGTAATTGTTGCTCCTGCAAGAACAAATCCGATATCCTTTACCAGAATATCCACATCATCTCCAATTGCTACTTTACCGGACTCAGTTCCGGAAATGTCGTTATATCCGGCTTCAATAATGGCAACGCCAACCGGAATGTCTGTCCCCGCCGTTGCAAGCACCACGTCTCCATTTCCGTCATATTTCAGGATTCTGTTCCTGCAGTCGGCAATTTCAGCGCCTGCCTTTTCGGAAATCGTTGCAGAATTATTGATCTGTGTTCCGTTAAAATTTTTTCCCATGAGTAGTTCCTCCTTCCTTAAAACCCTGCCTCTTCGTCATAAGATGCCAGTAATTCAGGGTTGCTCTCCCACGCTTTAGCCACTGCATCCGTGTAGCTCATTCCGGGATCTTTTTCCATATATCCCTTTGCAATGTTTTCCACTTGTGCCTCTGTTTTCCCCTTTGCGACAGCAGAATGACTTCCGTGTCCGGATTTTCCGATCTCTGAAAAGATCCCGGAATTATCCGCCATAGCAACCATGGAGTCCAGAGTAGAAATCATATCGTCGTATGCAGTTCCGCCGGCTGCTTTCAGACTCTTCAGGACAGGTGCCAGTTCTTCCGCTTTCTTTCCGATAACCTCGTATTTCTTTGCTACCTCCATGAATTCTCTGTTTTCTGCCGTCTCACGGTATTTTCTAAGAGCTTCGATCTCTGCTTTAACCGCCGGATGCAGCCCTTTGTAAATATCTTCTTCCGGTTCAACCTGTCCGGAAATAGATTTTTTAGTTGTCCGTTTTCCACAGCCTTTGTCAAGATCGTCCTCTTCTTCCTCGCCTTCTTTATTGTCTCCAGGCTTCACAGTGGACTTCACAACAGGTTCTTCCTCCTCTTCGACACCATATTTCTTCAGGATATCTTCGTAAGCAGCCCTGTCTTCCGGGGACATCTTAGATTTGTCGATTTTTGCCATTTCTTCAATTTCTCCTTTCTCACGGCTCATTGCCTTTTCAATGTTTTCGTTCAGATGATCTCTAAACTTTTTCAGAGATTCGACATCTTCTTTGCCGATCTCCTTTTTGATCCCGCTGACTTTGCCTGCGGACCAACTACTGATTGCTTCACCAATGATCTCCTCAAACTCCGAAACGCTTTTTTCCATCATGGATTGCGCGGTGGTTCCGTCAAGATCCTCGTCATACAGAATTGATTGTAGTGACGACTGCAGTGCATAGCAGATGCTCCACATTTCATCGGCTACTTTTTGACGTTTTACCTCCGTCATCTTTTCACCAAATGTCTGCGAGTTTCCTTTCTGCACATCCTCCAAAGCATCAAGGCAGTCATCGGTAATGCCAACAACCTTACCTATCGCCCGCATAAATCTCTTCATGGTGGACTCACGGACAGGAATATCTGTTTCGGGATCGGCATCTTTTTTCTTTGCGATCTTGATATCTGCCCGCTGGTTAGCTCCCTCGTCTACGAAATCAACCTTTCGGATGTGCAAGTTTTTAAGTTTTGTTGCCAATTTTTTACCTCCTTCCATCGTTTTTTTATAAAACAAAAAGCGGAATTGCCCGCTTTCTGAATTACCATTATTTACCTCTCCCGGCTACAACCAAACAGGTTAAAACACATCCAACTGATGCTCCGAGAAAAAAATTCCTATGTTAATCAGAATCCCCATCTTCATCAACCTCAACTCTTTCAGCTTCACCCTCGATTGAAAACATAGTGTACGTTCCGTCTTTGACCTTCTCCCAAACATCCTCGTCCGTAACCAGAAAGCCAATCCACCAACCGACAGGGATGGTTCCAACAGGGATCCCCATCGCCTCCATCTTCTCTTCCGTGAACACCACGCTCTCTATCAAAACGGCGCAATCCCCACGTTCATGCATTTCTCCACCTTCTCGATACATGCGGACAAAGGTGTATGCTGCATTTTCAAGATCTTCCGGGTCGATCATATCTTCCTGCCAATCTACAAGCTGCTCTCCATCCTCATCGATAGCGATGGACGCCCACCCGAATGCCAGATGCTTATCATTGTCTGATTTCTGTATCTTAAACCGACCTTTCAACACAGAGGGCTCTTTTTCGCAAGGGTTATCCACACTCACTGTTCTTTTTCCAGAATTTTTGTGGATTCCCAAAATGTCATATAGACTTTCCATTACTGATCCTCCTTAACCTCTACATACTTAACAACACATCTGCACCTTGGATGCGCCGGCGGTATAAGTTTCAATCCGCACTTTCCAACGTCAAAATATTCATCCATCTCTTTACTGACGCCTTCCACCGCTTCACAGAACTTGCATACATTGTCCTGTCTTGCTGTCACCCATACTTTTCTCACATTCCCTATATATCCTTTCTCTTGTGCTTGTTTGATCCCATGATGGGCGCCTGCATTGTACGCCTCGGCAAGTTCTGTTTGCGCAATTGTTTCAGCGCGGTATCGATGCTGCTTTTCAGCATATTTCAAGGCCTTATCCCTAGCTCTCCTGACGATAGTTTCCTCCTTCATCCTGGGATGTTCTTTGCGCATCTGTTCCTTGATGTGATTGTAATATTTCAAATTTGCTTGGGCTTGCCTTTCGGTAAGTCCAATACAAGGACGTATTACTCTTGCCAACTCATTCGGCGTCAAATCTTCCCTAACAGCTTTCATCGTAAGCCGTTGAATAGCTTTTTTCTGCTCTTCTACAGCGTTGGTCACAAATTCACTTCCACGTTCCTTGATCCAATTTCTTATGCCCGAATCCGTTGCGTCGAACTCAAATCCTTTGTCTCGAACTTCATCTAGTATGGCATTGCTAAGTTGTCCGGCAATTATAGCTTCAATCCATAAAGGCTCCAGTGCGTCAGAAACAAACGAAGAATAATCTTTGGACCAATTCTCAAGATCTTCTTTTGAAATATCATCGTCCTCTATCAACTGCCGGATTTCCTTATATGTAATTGCCGCAGCCTGATCCGCCCAAAATCTCGTGAGAATAGATACTGGAACAA